GATATAGCCGATGTTGATGGCACGCAGACCCGAGGTCGTACCGCCACCAATCGCCAATTTACCCGGCCCCATGGCGTCCATTTCTGGGCCTTCAGCCCATGAGTGCCACACCATCACGCGCTTACCTTGTAGGTAATCAAACGTAGAGGGCGGGCAACGCGAGGCCACAAGGTACAGCGTGCGGTCGTTCTTGTGCTTAATACCGTTGGTGCGGTCGCGGGGGTCAAGGTTGACCCAAAAATCCGGCTCTACGCCGTTCTCTACCAAAAAGTCATGCGCACCCTTGATTGCACCGATCACATGACCGGCCTTCCGGTGCGCTTTGATGTCGTCAATGTAGTCGGGCATAGACCACCCGCTCGCCACCAGCACCATGGTTGCATCGTGCGTGATGGGAGCGAGGGTCAGTTCTGGTAGACCACGGGCAAGGGCAGAACGTATGTTAGAACATAGTTCTTCAGGCGTTCCCGCCGCTTGTACCGTGATCTCCAGAGGTTTCATCAGACGCCCGAGTATCCCAACACGTGCGGGAAGCCCGCAACGCAAGTGATAGCCGTGGCACCCGACGCGGTTGCCGTAGCAACGATACCGGCCACAAGGCCGACACCGCCACCCGACACCGTGGCGTCATCCAGAACGCCAGCCGTCGCCGTCGTAAAGAGCGGGACAGCCGGGTTGCAGGACGCCGCAAGGTTAACGCGCATCACGCCACCCGATTGCACCCAGCCAAAGGAGCCAGAGGCAATAGAGACTTGCGCAACCGCAAACCGCTTGGAGTTTGCAGCATTTGTCGTCGTCACCGGCACAGCCTTGTTATCCGCAAGGACAGACACGGCGGCGTACTGCGAGACGGTAGAGGCCGCCTGCACGTAAATCGCCTGTCCACCGTCGTCAAGGTTGACGCAAGTGCCGAGGTTGAACTGCTGCGTGGTGTCGGCATAGCCAAGGGCAACGCCAATGACATTACTAGTTGAAACAGTCATTTTCGTTTACTCCTTAAGCAATCAACACGCCTTGGAACTGGCTGCCCGAGCAGGTGAGGTTACCGGCCCAGCCAATCAGTTTCACAATGGCGTCTTGGTTGACGGCCTGACGCTCACCGCCAATCGGCACAAAGTTACGATCCTTGTGCGGGCGGAACATCAGGTACTTGGTGTTGAGGAACCACATATGGTTCGCGTTGCCCGAACCGCTGTTGTACGTGGACGATCCGATACCACCGTCCAACACAACGTCGGAGGCCATACCAGCGCCATAATACTTCAACGAGGCAAAGCCCGCTCCGGCGAGGCCCGAACCACTCTCCGTAATACGCTGGATCGCTTGCAGCGATTGCAGGTAGAAGCGGTAGTAGTTGTTGTCGGCCACGATGAGGTCAGGCTTGTCGGTTCCACGAACGAGTTGCACGGCAAGCGCATCCATGTAGCCCTGAATCGTCGTGCTGGACACAGCGCCCGCACCACCGCCATCAGCGGCAGCCGAGAACTTTTTGCTCTGCCAGAACGACCACACAGCGCGGTTGATGCCGCCGTAGGTTCCCGTGGTCGGGTCATCCGGCACAGCCGCAGCAAGACCCGTGAGGTTCTTGCCGGCGTTCCCGGTTCCATCGCCGTACAGGTCGCCCGAGATGCGGTTAGCAAGTTGGGCTTCCGCGACTTCCATGCGACCGTCAAGAAGGTCAATGATGGCCTCCTTGCCCGAGTTCTGGATCATCTCCAGACCCGAAATGGTCACAGCCGAGGCGTACTGCGTGATGCTGAACTGCGCCGCAGAAATCGGCGAGTTCTGGCCCACGTTCAGCACTTCATAGCCGCTGTACGAGTTGGTGTTGTTCGTGGTCGGATCGGTATACATGATTTCTTGCAAAATCACGTTACCGCCCGAGAACGTCTTGACGTTTCCACGCTCTTTCAAACGACGCAACAACGCGTTGTTGTTCGTCACGTTATCAGCAAGTTCACCGCTACGGCTCTGAATCGTGGTAGCAATGATGTCGCTGATACTAGAGTTGGCAAATGCCATTTTGTTTCTCCTAGTTCAGTTAATTACAAACGCGCTTCTTGTTCGTTCAATGCTTCTTCAAGAAGTGCGCGACGGTTTGCTGCCTTGGGAGCCGTGTTTACGCCGGGTGTGGCGCTTCTGACACTCACCGCTGCTGCACGGGCAACTTTCGCCGCCCGGTTGGCCTCTTTGGCCTGTTTAGCCGCTTCCTCGGCCTGTCGGGCCTTGGTCACTTGGTCAAACAAATCGGGGGTAAGACGGATGGCTTTTTCATACGCGTCTTGCAACGTCTCGGCGAGTCCACCCTGTAGGAGTTGGATCATCACCGGGCGCGCTTCCTCAAAATACTCAACCTTTTGACTAAAACTGTTAATTTCGGACAACAAGTTCTGGTTTTCGGCCATTTCCTGCTGCTGTTTCCAGCCCATGACCTCGCCACGTACCTTGTTAAGTTCATTTTGCAGTTGGTAAACAAGCGGATCAACAGCGCGTGGCGCTTGCTGGCCCGGCTGCTGCGTCATGGCACCCAAATTGATGCCATACGACTGCGCCAACTGCGTGAAATACTGCATTTTCGTCTGCGGGTCGCTGTTCCGCAGCATATGGTCGGCCTGCATCAGCGCAGACACGGCCTTATCGGGCGTAATGCCTAACCCTTGGATGGTTTGCATATACGGCTCAATGGCCGCTTGCATAGAATCCGCAAATTCAGCCTTGCCAAAGATGTTTTCCACACCTTTGCGCATTTCTTCTTCACGCTTCCACGCGTACTCCTGCAATTTCGGGTCGGCTTTCTGCCAAATTTCGTGATATTCACGACGCCAAGAGGCGGGCGGGCGTTTCCACACCGGATCGTTGTCGTATAGCGTGTTGAACGACGACTTTTCTTCCGCTGTTTCTACCGGCTGCTCGGCTTCTCGCTTGCTGAACCGCCCTGCCGCATCGCGTACGACGGTTTCTACGGGTTCGCCCTTCTCGGCGGCCTCAAACCCCGCCTCTAATAACTCACGACGGTCAATCTCTTGATCTTCCCGTGCCGCTTCCATTGCTGGATTAGTGTTGTCCATTACCCTCTCCTGTGGGGATTGGTGAAATTGGCTTGTTGGCGTATCTCGCGCAGTATGCGATCAGCCTGTTCGTTGGTCATGCGTGTGTTGACCATGTGCTTAATGCGTTCCAGCCGAGTGTTATTCTCGGGTTCACGCCGAATGTGCTTGGCCGGGTCGTCGTTCCCTACCTCCTCGCAGTTATTTGCCTTGAGGTGTCTGCGATGCTCCGAGCGTGATGTCACCATCTTGCCGTCAATCATGCTCCGGTAGGGCGTGATGTCAGGCATGACGTAGTGGTAGCGCCCCTTCTCGTCCTTCTTGCGCTCCACAAACTCGCCGTTTATGTAAACGTACGTCCGTTTCATTGCGTAAAGGGTGGCTCGGGCATCGTCTTGCCCATCTGGGCGATAATCAGTTTAGTCTGGGCGTCAATGTCAGCCTTGTACTTGGCAGCGGCCTGTTGGCTCTGTAGTTCGGCAGCCTTCAGTTGCGCCTCAAAGTTCATCTTTTGCTGTTCCATAGCCATTTTGGCTTGGTTCTTCATCTGCTCCATCTGCAAGGCGTGCTGCATTTCGGCCTGCTTCAGTGCCGACTGCATCTGCATCTTGGACGATTCCAATTGACCCTTGGCCTGCAACTCCGCTTGTTTGCCCTGCTGCTCTGGCGGCTGCTGTTGGGCGGCCTGCGCAAGTTGCTGCAACGTGGCGTCGATCTGACCCTCAATCGGACGGGCTGCCTTAAACGCCTGCATACCAAAGCGCAGCAGTTCCATCATCATCGGCACCATCTGCGGGCTGGCCTGACCAACCGGCAGGGCTTGGGCAAGGAACCCGCCAAACGCCTGCAAGAACTGCATACGGTCTTGCTTGTTCTGGTTTTCGTCCAGCATTACAAGGCTGTCGGCAGCAATGTCCACGCGGAAGTTTCGCAGCGGCTTGTCCTTTAGCAACTCCAGCGCCTGCGGGATCAACTGCTGGTCGGCTGGCGTCATCTGCTGCGCGGCAGCGTAGGCAAGGATGGTCTGGGGCTGGTAATGCATACACATTACCTGCGCCTTCAAGCGGATCAGTTCTGACGCAAAGAGGGCGACGTCCTCCTGCATTGACCGCAGTCTCAATCCGGCGTATTGGCCTTTGATTTGCTGCGCGGTCGCGGTTTCGCTGGCGAACGAGGTGCCACGGATGATGTCCGAGATGCCCGTGATTTCGTAGATTTGGGACTTGATGTCTTCCCGGGCGCGGTAGCACTGGATGAGGGCGTTGGCGAGGGTGTCGAGCGGAAGGAGGTCAATGCTGCCTTTAAGGCCGCCCTTCTCGCTAAAAGCCATCCACTTATCAACTGGAATAAGCGCATTGTTGTCGCCCTCCGTCAGTAGGCGTTGCAGCGCCGGTTGACTGCTGTCGTATACACCACGCACGCGCAGCGCCTTCACCAACCCGTCAATGCGGTCGGACAGGATGTCTAACTCCATTGCCTGATCTTGGTACAGCAGGAAGTCCGGCACCGGCACAAGCGTGTCGCTGGTCGTCGTCGCGTACAGCGGCTTCGGGCAGGGAAAGAATCCCTCGACGCCGAGCGGGTCATCGCGGACGTCGATCATCTGCGGCATACCCTTACAGAACCAGTAGACCTTTTGGGTTTCCTTGTCCCACAGTTCACAAATCTTCGCACGGTTGTACGTGCGCTTGGCCTCGTTATAGGCGTTCAGCGGCTCTGGCCCTTGGTCAAGGGGTATCTTGCGGGCCATTTCGTCGCCAAAGCGTTCTGCGAGCGCCTCACGGGTCATGTACACCCAGCGCCACACACAGGTGACTTCTTCCCATGTACGGGCCTGTGAGTGTCCAAAGTCGCGCCAATGGATGTAATCCACCGGAGCGCACTCGTATTCGATCTGCTCAAGGTTTGGCGGCGCACCCTCACCCTGTTCGATGGCCGAGGTGATGGACACGCCATCGTCCTCAATGCCAATGGGGGCAACGTGCGGCTCGTACCGCACCCACGCCGTACCGCGACCGCCGAGGAACCGATCCTCAACGTCGTATTTCATCGTCGAGCGGAAGTCGGG